TACTATTGGCATTTGAGCGTTCTCTCCATCCATGAAGAATCCCATAACAATAGCACCAGGCTGTAGTTGACCAGAACTTTCACCCTGACCATCATTTCCTGGTTGGCATGTGTGTTGTAAAACTGTTGCCCATGGAAGATTATCAGTAGGAAGATCTGCTGTCGTCCCACCTCTTACATTGGTATAATATCCAAGAACACGAACTCTAACCCTACCCAATTCCATAGGGTCTTCGTTATCTTCTACTTCACCAACCCACCAGAAAAATCCGTCTTTACCAATAAAGTTTACGGCAGGTTCATTAGTAATTCCTTCAATTGATGGCATCGTATACTTTTATCCTTACGATTTATTTATTACGTTTGTATCAAAGAGAATTTCGTTGATGTAATCTTCTGCCCATTGGGGATCGAACCATTGACTTAAAACTGCTTTAGTCTTTTTATTCTTTCTCTGTTGTTTACAATAATAAATCTGATCATCAATCCTCTTCATAGTATTGATCCATTGCATATCAAACTCAGAATTTTCTACTATACCTTTATAGAGTTGCATAGATTCTTTAATTAGATTCATATACATCTCTCTTTCTTCCTCTGTTTTGATACGCATGAACTTACATCCTTGTGAGAAAACATCATCAGTCCATAAAGGTAATACTCTATTCTCTTTAAACTTATACTTGTATGATATATCTCTGTATACATCAACATATTTTTGAGTTCCAAACACAGGTGACATATCGACAATTGCTGCGGTAACTGCATTAGGAGTTTCTACAATATCAGCACCGAAAATAGGTATAGGATAATCAGGAATAGGGTATAATACACAATGCATTACAGAAATATTTTCCGTGTATCCAGTCTCCAAATGCATCTTTCTAAGTTTATTACTCTGATGCATTTCATTTATAATGAATACATTATCATTTTCCACAATAGGATATTTGTTTTCCATATGTGTAACATCAGGAAAACTTTTCAATTCCTCTCTTATATAATTGGCAACTGTCATTGACAGTCGAACCCATGGTTTTATATACTTTCCTGAATCCATTATTTCATCTCAAAGATACCAATTTCATTTATACCCATCATATTGAATGATAGTATAACTCTTTCTTTATCGCTAGTGTTTGGATTTGCATAGTGTAAAAGTTGAGAAGGAAAGAAAACAATATCTCCCTCTTTTACATCAGGAGTAAAATCCATATGATCCCCTGAAGAAAACTCTGTAAAGGGACTTATAAAAGTTGTAGCAGAATGTATGTCAGGATTATAATCAGCATATAATACTGCTGCCCAACCATTTGATCCATGATTATGAGGACAATGATGATCTCCTTTCCTTGCTCTCTGCGTCCATACATTTCTAATGTATGCAGCATGACCAACATCTCGTCTGAATTGTATTAGAACTGGTTCTATAAATTCATCAAAGAGATCAAAATATTTTGATTTTGATTTATCAACATAATCTGTTGATACAGTATCACCATCTCTTTCATATGGAGGTAAATTCTCCATTAAAATAGGTTTATAAGAAGACCAATTAGGTACACTATAATGTAGTAATGAAACTTTGAATGGATGGTGTATTTTCATAATCTATTCAACTCTTAAGTACTTATATATTTCATCTGCACCCCAAACAATCCTACCTTTAGAGTCCAAGAATCTATCTCTCATAAAAAGTTTATTGCTATACACACCAAGTTCAGCATGAATAGTATCAGTATCAAACTGACCCATCCATGCTGTACCATCAAATTTTAATACCATATCACAATCTTCATTGCGTTGCAACCCACTATAGGTTCCACCCCAATGTTCCAAAATAACTTCTTTATCCGACACCTCTACTAATTTCTTATAAGTTTTTAAATACGGATCATGAGATGTTCTCCTATCCCAATGAATCGAATTTATATACTCATCATTTTGCTCCCATTTAACATATACAGATTTGTATAGACTGGGAGATGATTGTGCTTGACGACTGTTAGACCAAGTTCCAAGTAACCATGATAAAAAGTTTGTCATCAATCGTCATATACCAAGCACTCTGGTTCGTCTGGATGCTGGTCGCACCATAGTTCTATTGTGTTGGGATCGTGATGATCTCCTGCTGCAATCTCTGCTGCATGATGAGAAACATACTCTTCCAAGTCATGTAGTTCACCTTCAATATGGCGACGCATTTGTGGATTAGTAGTTGGATCTCCAAGGATCTTTTGATCTTTTTCAATATGTTGTTCGATACTTTGCATTTAGTACCTCCTTATACAATAGTATTTATGAGTATTATTAAGGATTTCTTGGTATCGAATCCTTCAATAACAGTACCTCAGATGTCATATTATCACCAACAATCTTATGTGTCAACCCACCAATGACATATCTTCCACTATATTTTCTATCTACATCCGTGGTTTGATTCCTTTTATAGGTTGCAGGTAAAACTACATTAATTCCATTTCCTGCATACAAATCAAGATTACCAGGAATTTTAAGAAATAACTTAATATTCTTTAAAGACTCAATCCTCATCCATTGGTATGCCTGAAGTTCTACCAATTCTTCATAATTTTTTTGAGGATTGTTTTTATATTTTGGATCAAAAATTTGATTTGATAGTGCAGTATATCTTGTACGTCTTGGGTAATCAACAATACTTTGAATTGTTGGATCTAATTGTGTTAATGGATTGACTGATTTACCCTCATTTAAATGTGACATCTTTGGCCACATAGCAGAGATACCATAACGGTAAGCATCCACTGACATATCTGTACTTAATCCCATCTTAGATTGTGTTACGGTAACAGGATCAAAACCCATACTAAATCCTGCCCAAGCACCATTACGCAATCCAGTTAGGAAGTCTCTCTCTTCTGGAAATACTATACTCTCAATTTTAAATTGATCAGAACCATCTGAACCAGATGATTTTGTCGAATACACATAGGTGTACAATTTACTCTCACCTGTATTAAAATTAGTATCCGACTCGCTTTGATTGTTTACATTGTCAATAATTTTATCAATAGACTTAAAATTAAGACCTAAACCATTTTCATAAAAAATAAATCCATTTTGAAGAGTACCACCCTTTCTTGCTTTTCGTGTTGACCTTTGTGCAAGCCAATAGATACAATCATATGGTCTCCAATTTGTTGCTATAAACTGCTGTTTATTTGTAGATTCTTCAATATAAATTTTCTTTTGAGTTCTTATATACCTTTGATCTGTCTTCAGAAGTTGCTCTACAATATCAGAAGATGTCGTAGAATCAAATACAACTTGACTATTTCCAAATACATTAGTGATCTCATTCTGGAAAAATTCATCACTAGCACAATTAACAATAAATGAATCTGCAGTGTTTAGTCTTGTTCTTGCCTCAATATCATATGCTCGAACATAATAAACTCTGTCAAGAATTGTTCCTTTAATTACAATTCTAAACTGTTCGGATCCAGTCATAGCACCTATGAATCCAGAACCATCATTAAAAAGAATTTTTGCCTCTATAGTTGATGAAGTAATACTTTCATAGATTTCAATACCTGTAATAAAATCATAGATGTCATCAGCACCTTCAGCACTTTGAAGTTTTACACCACCCCTAAAGACATTAACTTTTACCTCAACATCCCCCGCTTGATTTCTTCTAATTGTCATCTGAGTAAACCTCTCAAAGGATTAAGGGTAGATTGTAAAGCATTGGCAATGGTTGATACTGATCCACCACCACTAGTTGAAATCATCTGTGGTGTACCGCCACCACTAGAAGCACCTGCTATACTTGATATTGCTTGTTGTGCTGCTTGGATTGCTTGACTATTTACCCCATTTTGTTGAGCAACTGCTGCCATGACTTCTTTAATCATTTCTTGACTTTTCTCAGTTACCTGCTGACGTGCTTGATTTCTTTCTTTTGTCTGGTTTGCCAATCTTTGCTTTTGCCTTTTTTCTTGGAATTGACTTGCAGGAGTACCACCTCTCTGACCACCAATCGTCATTCCTTTGGAACTTGATGCTTTTCCAAACATATCCAACATACTTTGGCCTTTCTTCTTTGCTACCTTATCCTGCTTATTATCTTTATTTTTGTCTCCACGAGAACCTTCACGATCACCTTCACCTATATGTCCTTCAAGACTATTACCACTAGCATAATCCTTACCAGGTTCTGATAATATTGGCGTACTACCTGCTTTAGCACCAACATACTTAAAGTGAGCACTGTCAGGATTATGATTGTAAACATATTGCCAACCAAAACGTTTACCATTTGCTTTCAACCATTGATATCCTTCACCGTTAATATCAACTGCTTCACCATATAAGTGATGTGATTCTGGATGCCCACCTTCTTTAGTGTTCTTAGCTTTACTTCTACCAGAACTTGCAACAAATGATGCTAAATCGATTCCAGAATCTTTCATTGCTGCAGCAAATTGTTGTGCTGCTGGTTGTGAAAATACCAGAGGTCTACCACTTTGATCTCTTGTTCCTGCAATAGTATATCCAGAACCTGTATCAGGGTGTGATGCAGGTTTGACTGCCTTTACTTTATTTTGTGTTTTTGTTGTCTTATCACTCTCATCTGTTTTACCAAATATACTCTTAATCCCACCCATAAATTTTGAGAAGATATTACCAGTCGGTCTCCTTCCCGAACCACTATCAGAAGATGAAGAAGAAGTTTTATCTTTATCTTTTGAACCAAGAACATCAAATCCACCAACTTTTAATGCTCTGATCATTCCTTCACTATACTTGTCAGTAGTATATCCTTTTTTAATATTTTCAGGATCTGCATTAGGTGAATATGCTGGTGCAACTGCAGCAATACCATCTAAAATATTACCAAAAGCATTGTAGTTTTGAGGGTGATTGCCTACATTATGCCATAAGTTAATATTATCTTTTGTTGCTGCGAATAAATTAGGATATTTTGACCAACCATTAATAAAACCCTCTCTAGGAATAGTACCCCATCCCCTATCACCAGTTTGACCAAAAGCATTAGTTCTATTTGTAGCATTATAAACACTCTTAATCCCAGAATTTAGATAACTTGACTCATGCATTGCCTGAGCAGAAACAATTTCAGGGAACTTTGCTCCTCCTGCTTTTTTTGCTAGATCGTATACATGATCGAATGCACCTTTCTGTGAGAGTATCATACCTTTTGGTAGAGTTCCTCCTCTACTAAAACCAGGCATGTCAAATCCCATACTCTTAGCTTCACCTAACCTTTTATTTGTTAAGTTTGGTTGTGTTTTTGTTCCAGGAGTATCAAAAGGAACGACGAAAGCTCCCCCATCGCTCTTTCTAGCAACGTACTCAGTTCCGTGTCCGATGAACGAAGTGGATCTCCCTCCATCCAATGAAACTCCATATCCTGATTGTGGTCCACTAATCCATCCTCCTAGTGCTGCTGAAGGTTTATCACCTTTATTGGTGGTGAATAATATATTTTTTATTGATTCGTTTATGTTACTCCAGAAATTACCTGCAGACTTATCATCTAAATCAGTATCCGTATTTATTTGGATATTAACATTCTCACCTAAATTAAAGTCTACCGCACCTGAAAGATTACCATCCTTATCAAGGGTTACGTTTCCACTATCACCTAAGGTTATACTTGCTTGATCAACTCCTGCATATTCTTCAGACCCGTCATCTCTTGGATCTGCTCTTCCACCAGTTCCATCTTCCTTCATATATTCATAAAGTTTATATCCACCATAAGCAGCACCTACTAATAATCCAAGTGCTCCAGCTCTACCTAGCAATCCCCTTCTTCCTCTAATTAGATTGTTATGAAGGAATATAAGTACATTACCAAAATCTGTAATAATTCTAGTTGGATTACTTAACCAACGCATACCCAACAATAAAGTTCCAAGTCCAGTTAATCCTTGTACAAGTCCTCCTATTTTTTCCCAAGGTTTAGAAGTATCTGATAGTAACGTATATAATCCTTCAATAGTATTAACAACACCAAATTTTGCAACTTTAAAGATGAACGTTACCAACTTAGAAAGGGCTTCGATCATATTTGATATTTTTTCTCTGTTCGCAGGATCAGATAACCATTTCAAAGCAGGAATAATAATCGCTGCTTTAATCAGTCCACTCAACATCTTGAACAGACCTTCTAACCAACTTTTTTTCTTTACTAAAGCAGCAGGACTAAATCCAGCGAAAGGTTTCTTCTTTTTTGTTTTTGTATAGTTTGCTTCAAAATCCTTTAGAGATTTCCTTGAAAGTACTAACTTTTCAAGTTGAATCTTTTTAAAATCTTTAACGATTACTGCAATAGAATTTACAGTTGCACCCAAATTATTGATAGCGACAGTATTCGAAATAATGGGTTTCAACTCCATTTTCGTTTTTGCACTAACATTAGGTACCTGTACCTGTACAAACTTGTAGAAATTAATTTTTGAACTTTTTCGTATAGTCGCCATTATTTCGATCTCTCAAGCAGCGAATTAGGTGCAGTTATTATTATTTGGTTACCACCCCCAGTATTTATTGCTACTGCTTGAGGGATAGTAACGATTTTTTCAATGATCGTGGGAATAGGAATAAACTCCATAGCTTGTTCCATAGCATATTCAGCAGAAATACCTCCCTCGGTTAGTGCTTGCTGATGTGCCGACTTTACTGCACCAAGAATTTTAGGATCGATACCCATCTCTGATGCAATTTGTGTCATAGCAGTAATTTTATCACCACCACCAAACAGACCAGTAACTGCCTTAAGGACTCCTCCCATACCCTGTTGTTCTGCAATCTGACTAATCAGACCCATAGGATCTTGCCTAAATGAGTCTATCATTGCCATTCCCTTCGTAACCATAGCACCCATTTCAGGATTGAAAGCACCTAAAGCACCACCATAGTTACCACTCATAATATCAGAAGCAATACCACCCCACTTAGGATTAAACGTATTTAAAGCACCCATATAGTCGCCACCCAGAACTTGCTGTCCAATTTGTCCCCATTTGGAACCCATGAAATTATTAAATCCACTGGTTATGGCACCCCATGCATTAGCACCGCTATGATACAGATTCGCTACACCTTGACCAAAACCACTAAATCGTAAGTTCTGCAACCATTGAGGTTGACTTATAGCATTAACTGTATTGATATTAGCAAACTGACCCAATCCACTTAGTCCAGCAGAAAGAGCACCCATAATATCACCATTCATCGCAGAATTAACACCATTAACTATTGCCATTGGTATTTGCATACCAGGAATGAATGATAATGCAGTACCTACTATAGGATTACTAGCAATTTTCGTTACACCATTCCATACACCACTAACAGCTTTCTTTATACCGCCGAATGCTTTTTTGAAGAAACCACCAATGCCGTATTCTGGAAGTTCTCCACCCTCTGCAAAAGGCCACCAACCTTTCTTTTTCTTCTCTTCCTTTTCAGGTTTTTTCTTAGAGAAAAGACCAGACCACCAATTTGTCTTCTTCTCTTTCTTTTTTATTCTTACCTATTATATACTTAACTTTCAAAGAAGGAATAACCGTTTCTGATAAAATCTCACCAGAAGAACTAATCCTTTTATCTTGATAGTTTAATTCAACATCTGCTGCAATTCTTTTATCTGATCTTTGAACAATATTGATTGAATTTATATTTGCAGAAATAATCTGTCTTTGTCCTAATAATTTATCTTTTTTTCTCTGTTCAATAACTCTATTAAATAGGGAGGTTCTAGCTACAGAAGAAAGCAACTGACTTTCTGAACCATTCAAAATATCTGCCTT